TACGGCTCTTATTACTATTGATTCTACAAAGTGCACAAAAGCTGGACTTACGGCTCTTGAGAACGCACTTTATGGCGTAAATGCTGGCACTGGTGTAGAAGCAGCAGATCCTTATCTCCCGCTTCCTACTAAGGTTTATGAGCTTCTTTCTACTCCCGGTGGAAACGGCTGATTTAACAATTTAATGGTGGGTATTCAGTAAGGCTGGCCCGCCTTATTTTTAATCTTGAAAGGACACTAAAACTATGTTAAAGAAAACAATTACTTACGAAGATTATGATGGAAACACTCGTACAGAGGACCTCTATTTCTTCATTTCTAAGTCTGAATTAACAGAAATGGAACTTAGCACACCTGGTGGTTTGACTAAGAAACTTGAATCCATAACTAAGTCACAAAACGGCTCTGAAATCATGAAAGTATTTAAGGACATTATTCTTAAAGCTTATGGCGAAAAAGCAGATGATGGTCGTGGTTTTATTAAGAAGAGAAATGGTGTACTTCTTGCAGAAGAGTTTGAACAGACCGCTGCGTATGACGCACTTTTCACAGAACTTTTAATGGATCCCGATAAGGCAGCAGCATTTATTAATGGAATTATGCCTAAGGATCTTATTGAAGCAGCAAATAAGCAGAATCTCCAGGCAAAAACAACTGGACTTCCTTCTGGAAATAACTAATTTTTAGAGGTGATTAGAATGCTAAAGATAGTTATACCTGAAAGAGAATTTTTTGATGAAAATAAAAATGAATTTGTTTATTCCAAACCACAGGAAGTAACCCTTGAGCATTCTTTGATTTCTATTTCAAAATGGGAGTCAAAATGGCACAAACCATTCTTAGACGAAAAACGTCAAAAAACAGATGAGGAGTTTATAGATTATGTAAGATGTATGTCACTGACTAATGTACAAGATGATGCTTTTGAGAATATTACAGAAAGAAACAAAGTAGATATATTGAACTATATTAGTGACAGTCAAACTGCAACATGGTTTGCAGAAGATAGAATGCCACCCCCTAGTAATAAAATTATTACTTCAGAGGTGATATATTCATGGATGATACAAAATGAAATACCATTTGATCCATGTCAAAAGTGGCATATAAATAGACTTCTCACATTAATTAGAGTTTGTAACCTTGAAAATGCACCCTCTAAAAAGATGTCTCCTATGAGTATACTTAGCCAAAATGCATCTTTGAATAAAATGAGGAGAGCGGCTTTGCATACTAGAGGATGATAAGGAGAATTCTATTATGAAACAAGTTGTTACATTTGGATACGACAAAAGATTTAATAATAGAATGAAAAATCGTCTTGAAAAGATGAAAATTGATAAGAAATTCATTAAATTGAATGAGTTCGGACAGGAGGGGGTAGACAGATTGCAGGCTGCTACCCCAGTTCGAACTGGGAAAACTGCTAACTCTTGGTTTTATGAAATTAGTTCTGAAAATGGAATGACAAGTCTTATTTGGTACAATACTAATATTAATGATGGAGTTAATATAGCAGTTATAATCGACACTGGTCACGCATCTCTGAATGGCTCATGGACCCAGGGATATAACTATATAGATTCAGCTATAAATCCAGTGATCGCTAAAATTAGAAAATACTTCGGAGAGGAGGGTTAATAAATGCCATATTCCGGATCGACAGTAGATGAGCAAGTTGTGAAGATGTCATTTGACAATTCCAATTTTGATGGGAATATTAATGATAGTATCAAAGCATTAAACAATCTTGACAATAAATTACTGTCTGTAAATAAAAGTGGTTTTTCAAGCATTACAAATAGTATAAATAATTTGGCTAATACATTTACTGTTAAAGGCCAAATTATGTTTGGTGTTTTAACCCGTCTCGGTAATGAAATAGTATCCCTTGGTAACAAAGCATTTAGAAAGCTTACACAAGGAATTAGAGATGGTCTTGGGGAATATAATAAGATTATTGAATCCACGCAGACTATCTATCAAAATGTTAAACAAGATGGAAAAACTATCGATGATGTAAATGATGCTCTTGATGAATTGAATGAGTATGCTGATAAAACTATCTATAATTTTGGTCAGATGACTAGAATGATAGGTATGTTTACCTCAGCAGGCGTAAGTCTCGATAAGTCGGTCAGTAGTATTAAAGGTCTTTCTAATGCTGCTGCACTCGTTGGTGCTACTATGGAACGTGCCCAAATTGGTTGGCAAGCTGTTTCAAGAGCAATGTCGAGTAACAAGTTTACAAATGTAACCTGGAGATCACTTGAATTATCAGGTATTGCAGGTAAACAGTTTAATAAAGTAATTACTGAAGTTGCTAGAACAACAAAGGTAAAGGGTAAACAAACTGGCAAAGACATCGATGGAATGATAAAAAAGTGGGGATCTCTTAGAGAGTCTCTGCGAGAAGGCTGGCTTACAAAAGACGTATTTACTGAAGCAATGGATATTATGTCCGGAGCTATGTCAGATGCTGACCTCAAGAGAAGAGGCTACACCGATAAACAGATTAAAGAATTAAGAGCCATTGCCGATGCTGCAGAAGAAGCTGCTACAAGAGTTAAGACTTTCAAGCAGTTAATGGAAACAACAGCGGAAGCAATTGGTTCTGGTTGGGCTCAGTCTTTTAGAATACTCATTGGTGATCTTGAAGAAGCTAAAAAACTTTATACAAGAATTAGTGATGTTCTCAATGATTTCATTGACAACAACGCAAAAATTAGAAATAAACTATTTAAGCAGATAGTTGATGGAGAAGATAAAAGTGTAAACGGAGAATGGAAAACAGGAAGAGACAATTTTAAGCAAATCATTGAAAATATGCTTGCTATTGTTAAAACCTTTCTTAAATCTGTTAAAACTGGCTTTTATAATATTTTTCCTATTGATAGAATTTCTGCTGCAACTAGAAAAGTTTTAGATATTGTCCAAAACTTTACTAGAGCATTTGTTATAAATAATAAAGAATTAAATTCAAAAAATGGAATAGTTAACTGGGATACTAAAAATATAGAAGCTATAAGTAATGCAATTAATGATCTTATTAGATTTTTTAGAGGTCTTGCATCAGTTGCAGATATTGCTTGGATGGCTATTTCTCAGCCAGTTCAAGCAATTGTTAAGCGTATTCCATTCTTTAACAATTTCTTTGAAAATACACATAATGGAATAATTGGAATCGTTAATCAATTAGGAAAATTTGGTGATAAGATTACAGTTTTTAGGAATGCAGTTAAAAATACTAAAATATTTGGTGCTGCTATTGACTATTTGATAGACAATATTGATGTACTCGGAGAAAAATACCCAGTACTTGGAGCAATTGTTTGGGTATTTAATAGTCTTAAAAAAGCTGTAAATGGCATAAAGAATGGTTTTAAGGAATTAAATATTAAACCACTAAGTGCTGCCTTTGGATTATTCAAAATGGTAGTCACGGCTATATGGAAAGTATTTAATTCATTATTTGGCTTAATTAAAAATGCAAAAAATAGCGTAGACTGGTCATGGTTAGAAGGTCCTAAAAATTTTATAGTCAATCTTTTAAAGTCACTTAGTGATTACGGTAGAGGACTTACAACATTTGAGGAAACTACTGAAAAAATTGGCGGATCTTTAGGAAAGTTCTTTTCTAGTTTAAATAAGATATTTAATAAATCTATTGCTACTAATAAAATAGTTACTGCAACTAGTGAAGTAAATAAACAGTATTCACAACTTAATGCTACAGTAGACAAGACAGGTAAAAAGATACAATCTGTTTGGGACAAAATAAAGAATTTCTTTAAACCTGTTTCAGAATATTTTAAGAATTTAAAGAATAATGGTGAATTTACTTTTGATGGTATTGCTAAAAAGATAGGCCTTGTTGGAGGTGGAATTGCTGCCGCTACAATTGGCATATCTCATTTAGTAAAAACTATTAAAAAGATTAAGATAGTAGATAATATTAATGCATTACTTGGCGCTGGTATCGATGTATTAAAGGCATATCAAAAGCAAGCACAGTCAAAAACAATTCTTAATATAGCTATTGCTGTTGGTATCTTGGCTGCTGCGATGGTTGCTTTAGCATTTGTTCCATATGACAAGTTAGAAAGCGGTTTAACAGTATTTACAGCCTTCATGGCTGTGTTAGCAACAACACTAACACCTATAATAAATTCTATAGCAAGACTTAATGAAGCACTAGCAAAGAATAAGAAAATACTTACAGAATATGATGTCTTAAATAATTTAACAAATCAAGTTGGACAGATTGGACTGAAATTAGCAAAAGGTTTTAATAAACAGAGCCTTGGTAAAATGTTCAAAGATGTAGCCTTCAGTATTTTAATATTAGTTGGTGCATTGTCTGCACTTGTTTTGTTATTTAAATTTGATAAAGACAATACAATAACAGCTATAAAAGCATTAGCTAAAATAATATTAATATTAGCTGGTGCTGTCGGTGTTCTTGTATTGGCAATGAATCTATTCTCAAAGACAGCTACTAATTTTGCAGGAACTTTCTCTCAGTTTGCGAAACTTGCAGGAGTTTCTGGAATAATTATATCGATGTCTTTGGCTATAGTAATCTTAGTTGGTGCCATGGCAGCACTTTCAAAGATAAATGCTGACAGATTGAATTCTAGTTTTGTTATTATAGTTAGTTTAATGGCATTTTTAGGTGCTATTGCAGTTATGATAACTGGTATAGCTTCTAATGCTAGCAGTTTTGATAATCTTAAAAAGATAAGCATTCGTATATCAGGTGCAGTTATTGCTGTAGTTGCTATAGCAGCATCCTTTGCATTACTTGTTAAGTATATTAATCAATACGGTAATAGTGGTGCTTGGTGGAAGGCATTAATTACTATAGGAACACTTATCACAGTATTTACTGGAATGATAGCAGCATTACTTGGCGTTGCTTCTAAAGTAAAAGATGTAATGGTATTCAAGAAACTAAATTCATTAGCATTAGTTATGACAGGATCAGTTCTTGCTATAGCTGGTGCTATATATTTATTAGGTTCTTCTAATCCAATACCGCCATCTGTAGTTACTACGATTAAAGTGCTAACAATTTCGACCGTTGCTTTATTAGCGTTTATGGCGCTAGTAACTGCAAAAGCCAATAGTGATTTTTCTACTAAATTTGTAAAAGTAATAGAAGGAATAGCGTTTGCCATATCTGCCGTAGTGGCATCGTTTGGAATATTAACAGCTGGTGTAGCAGCCCTTATAGCAGCTATAGATTCTGTTGATATTTCCAATTCGGATTCGGCAAAAGCATCTAATAAAATAATTAACAAAGTAAAACACATTGCTGAAGTATTATCTAAGGCATTACCTGAACTTAAGAAGCTATTCTATAGCATAGGACAGTCAGTTGGTGTAGTATTTGTATCTTTCACTAATGGATTTATAGATAGAATAGTAGAAGTTGGTGATAAATATAACAAAGTAATTGAAAAAGTAGTTAATTTAATAATTGATTTATTAGGAAAAGTAATAGATGTTCTACATAGAAGAAGAGATGACATTGGAAGAATAATAGGAAAATTAGTAGAATTTTTAGCAGCTGAAATAGCAGCAGCCGTAAATGCATTCTTTAAAAATACAAATGGCAAAGGTATATTAACTGAAGGCCAGGTATTGAAATTTCTTGGTATTGGTGCATTAACAACAGGTGGTGGTGCTGCATTAATTAAAATTGCTGGTAATTTTAACACTATAAGAACATCAATTAAAAATTTAGGCGAAATGTTTAATTGGATTAACCAGAGTGTAATGCCTTCATTAATTGGCAGATTTAAAGATTTTGCATTTTATGTAGAATATGGATACTGGTGGTTAGTTCAATATAAAAATGGTCCACAAATTTTAAATGGCTTATCATCGGCTTTAAAGAAACTTAATTTAAATCTTGATACTACTGCTAATGTATCTTTTGGCCAAATAGCAATTATGATTTTAGCAATTGCAGCAGCAGTTGTTGCTGTTAAAACAGCAGTAAAAGGCATTAGACAACTAATGGGTAAGGAATATGCATATCATAATGCAAATATTAATACATTAGGTGATGCAATATCAGAATTTTTCACAAATACTGAATTCAGATCTCAAGTATTAGTTTATGGAATGGCCAAATTAGGACTAATTATAATCACATTAGTAAAGTCTATTGTTAGAGTAATAGCTGGTCTTATTAGTTACGCAATATATGCGGTGATATCTTTTGGAACAACCTTATTTAATTGGTTTACTGATTTTGTTAATATGGTTGCCCCGAATTCTAAATTTGCAAAAAGTTTAAATTCGGCACAAAAACAGATACACGATTTTGCAGATTCGTTCAAAGAAGTTGGAACCGATTCATTTAAAGGTGTTGTTTCTGATTGGAAAGACATTGATAATTTTGAAATTGGTAAAAATGAATGGACGGATGAAGCTAAGGATACAGGTTTTCAAGTAGGAAGAGGCTATGTAGAAGGAACAATTGAAGGTATTGATAATTATGCTAATTTAGTTAATAAGAAATTAACTGAAGATGATAAAAAGATTCTCGATAGGTGGAAGAATTTCTGGCAAATCAACTCGCCTTCTAAAGTAACTAGAGATATGTATCTCTATGTAATGCAGGGTTGTGTAGTTGGCATCGATGATGGACGTAAAAAAGTAGAAGATGCTATGAAGGGTCTTACTAAAGCTCAAAAGAAAATCCTTAAAGACGGGGCTGTTGATGCTGTTGCTGCATGGAATGATATACTTAAAGAGCGTGGTATTACAGAATATGTTGATTCATTAAGAGATTATAGAATTGATATTTATGACCAAACAAATAACACTACTAAAACAGTTGACCTAAATAAGAACTTAGTAAAAATAATGGAAGATCAAAAAGCTAAATTAGAAGGATTAGATAGAGAAAAAGCAAAAGATTTCCTATTAGATCAAGCTAGAGTAAAAGGTTATATGGCAACTGTGGAAGAGGCATATAATGTTGTTGATGCAATTTTGACAAAACAAGAAGAACATACTAAGGTAACTTCTGATGGAATTAAGCAAGTATCTGAAGATACAGTAGGTAGTATTGCCGATGTTATTGGAAAATATGGAGCAGCAACAGATGCCGTAATTGATGATGAAATATCTAAGTATAATGAGGGAATGGCATTAGCGGAAGAGCATAAAGAAGAATTAATCGGCAAAAAGAAAGAAGAAGTCGAAGAAATTCTAAAACAGGAAGCTATAAAACGAGGTATGACCGAACAAGAAGCAGAAAATACTGCTAAATTGGTTGCTGGTGAAATGTTTGCTGGAATGCAATCTAATGCTAAAATTACTCAGAAAGATCTTGAAAATAAATTTAATGCATACAAAAATGACTATAATAATTTCAAAGAAACGGAAAAAGCAAAAACACAATATCTTAATAAAATGCTTGAAGTTAGAAGAAAATTAGAGACTACAGGCTATTATGATGTTGTAGAAAAAATGAGAACAGGTCAGATGACAGTCAGCGAGTATCAAGCTTGGATGAAGGATCATAAGAATGACGCTGGAAAATATTTGTCAGAACTTAGTAGATTAGAAGTTGATTATAATAAAATACAAAAAGAGCAAGAAGCTAGTATAAAAAATCTGTATTCTAATGCTGGAATGTCTGCTGAAAACATAAATAAAATGTGGAATGCAAATCGTAATGAAATGTTAAATCTCATGAATGCATCCTCTTCGAAAGAAAGAGGCGGCTGGCAAGGTGTTAAAAATACATTCCTTAAAATGCTTGGTCTTAATGCTGGCGATCTTAATACTGATTACTGGAATATAAAAGATGATAATAATAAAAAGACTAAAGAAAAAGAAAACAAAGATGATAAAGATAAAGTAAAAGCAGCCAAGAATCTTAAGAGTGATCTTGAGAAGAACAGAGCCGACCTTACACCTACGTTCGATCTCGATAAGCTTTCTGATGAAGCTAAGAAGGCGAACGGAATTGTAACGAGTTCTCTGATGGCTGCACAAAATGCATCAATTGGTGATTATATTAACAAAGATTCTGAACTCAATCCTTTCATGAAGGATAGATGGCAGAATGTATACAACTTCACACAAAACAACTACTCGCCAAAAGCTCTGTCTCGTACTGACATTTACAGACAGACTCAGAGGCAACTTAAATTGTCACGAGGTTTCTAAAGATGATTCAGTCATTTACGGTTACAAACCACAATGGCAAATCAATAGTCTGCGAACTGGCCAATCCTTGGAAAGAGGGGTTGGCCGTCGCTTCTATTGATGGATTAGGTCCCGGCCAGGCTACCATAAACGTGGCTGATATTTCATCGATGGATGGTGGTTTGTTTAATTCTGCCAGAAAAGGCACGAGAAACATTGTATTTAATTTAATATTTGTCGACCATGATACACTCACAATAGAGGACATACGACGCAAATGTTATACCTATTTTCCTATTAAGAAAAACGTTAAGCTAAAGTTTACAACTAGCGATGGCAAAACAAATAAAGAGTATTTTATTGATGGTTACGTTGAATCAAACGAACCGGTTATATTCTCTTCACAAGAAGGTGCTACAGTTTCTGTGATTTGCCCTAAACCGTATTTTTATAGAGCAAATCCTCAAGAACAGGTGTTTAATGCATCAGCAGATCCGAATTTCGTATTTGGTGCATACGATCAAGAGCCCTATTTCTGGAGAGATGGAACGTTGACCGAAGAAGAACAGACTAAATTACGAATGGGCGATATTGTGTCGTTCATTATTTCGAGTCTAGTTTACGAAGGAACAGCAGATGCTGGTTTAGTGTTTGAAATACTCTTTAAATCAGATGTGTCATATAGTGAGGAAACCCAGAGATATATTCAGATTACGAATTCTCTTACAAATACTAGAAACAGAATTTCTTTGAACAAAATTTATTCAATTATGAGTTCTAATCCAGATGTATCAGATTACACTGGAATAGTAGAAGACGATAAACTCATCTTCTCAACAGTAAAAGGTGAAAAGTATTTAACATATGTACACGACAACATTAGTTACAATATGTTGAGTGCTGTAGAAGCTGCTGCTAATGGAGAATGGG